ATCGCACTGCAAATGTGATTGTAGCGCTACGTCGCGTGTGACATCTCAAGATTTAAAGAGACATCACTCCACATCATGTGGGTGTCAGGCTAGAAAATTACAGGCTGAGAAGCGCGTGACGCATGGTCATAGTAGAAAGGACTTTAATAGGCCAACTTATAATAGTTGGTTATCCATGAGAACTAGAGTCACGAATTCAAAACACGATAAATTTAAGTATTATGGCGGTCGCGGCATTACGATATGCGAGCGCTGGAATAGTTTTGAGAATTTCCTAGCCGACATGGGTGAGCGTCCTATCGGTATGACGCTGGACCGAAAAGAGAATAGTGGAAACTACGAGCCTGGTAATTGTCGATGGGCGACGCAGAAGGAGCAATGTAATAATAGACGAACAAACTTAGGCGTTTCTGGTATTAAGGGAATCTATCCATATAAAGGTAAATTTAAGGCTAGAATTCAATTTAGAGGTGATCAAGTTTATCTAGGAACATTCGATACTATTGAAGCTGCCGCAGACGCGATCAACAAGTTAAAGGAGACTGAATAATGCACGCCATCCTCGCGGCCCGTTCGTCGTTTTCAATCGGAGAATCGATTCTCTCGCCGGAGCGGCTGATCGAGGATGCGCTAAAGGTGGGCGCGACAGCCGTTGCGCTCACCGACACCATGTCCGTTACTGGAAATGTGGATTTTTCAAAGCGCGCCAAGAAGGCGGGTATCAAGCCGATCATTGGGGCCAGGCTGCGCCTGGTTGACGATCCGGCGTGGCGCAAGACCAAAGAGAATAAGAAGCAGCCGCCGGAATACTTCATCACCTGGTATGCGCTGTCCGAGAAGGGGCTCCGGGCGCTCTACCGATTGCTGACCATTGCTTCGTCGCAGGAGCGCTTCTATTTCAGCGCGAAACTGGGCTTCGACGATCTTTACGCAGCACTCGCGAGCGTCACGCCGGAAGACGTTGCGCTCGCGTCTAGCGACGCTCACAGTGTCTTGCATCACAAAGACGCGCTGTCGATACTCTCGCGCTGTTCCGACGCTCTAGCGCGCTCTAATGTCTTTTTGACGCTCTCGCCGATCGACACGCCGCTTTACGACACGCTTAACGCCAAGGCGATCGAAATCGGACAGGCGCTCGATCTGCCGTTCCTGGTGACGCGACCCGTGCTCTACAGCGAGGGCGAGGATAAGGCGTGCGAGATCATGGGCGCCATCACCAGCACCGGCAATGTGACCGTCGAGCAGATGTGGCACAAGCAGCCTTACATCAAGGATTTCAGCGCCAAGACCGAGGAAGAATTTAAGCAAGAATATCTCGCGGCGACGAAGCGACTGGTCGAGCGCCGGGGCGTCGCAGTAGTTAGAGCAGCCGAGGCTTTCGTTTCCGGATGGGAGAACACCGATAAGCTGGTCGATATGGTCACTTACGAATGGTCGAAGCAGGCGCCTTGTCTACCAAAGATGGCCGAGAATGAATTCGCCGCGGTTGTCGCGGCTTGTAAGAAAGGCTGGGCCGAGCGCTTCACCTCGCAGGTGTTCGGTCACAAGCCAACCAAGGAAGAACTCGCCGATGTCTATACGCCTCGCCTCAAATACGAACTTGGAGTCCTCCAAAGGCTCAATTTCTCAGGCTATTTCCTACTCGTTCAAGATGTCGTCCAGTTTGCTAAGTCGAATGGAATTCTGGTTGGTCCTGGTCGTGGCTCCGTCGGCGGCAGTCTGGTTGCTTATCTCATGGGAATTACTGACTGCGATCCTATCCGGTTTGGTTTGCTTTTCGAACGCTTCATCAATCCTGATCGCCTTGATCTTCCCGATGCTGACTTGGACTTTATGTCGGCAAGGCGACACGAAGTAGTCGAGTATCTGACCGCGAAATATGGCGCCGATCGCGTCGCCGGCGTCGCCAATTACATGGCGCTCGGCACCGCGTCGTCGATCAAGGATGTGTCGCGCGCATTCGCGCTGCCGGAGGACGCCTATCGCTGCTCGAAATACGCCCCAAAGGCGCACGGCGCCATCGTTAAACTGGAGCCCTCGGCCGAGGCGGTGCATGAAATCAAGACCTTCAGTCTCGATTATCCGCATGTCTGGAAACTGTGCCTTCAGCTCGAAGGCACGACGCGTAATCTTGGACAGCACGCCGCCGGCATCGTCGTCGCCGGCTGTGACCTGACCGATCGCGCCTTCGTCGATCGTCACAAGGGCGGCGAAGGCACCGTCAACTGGGACAAGCGCCTGGTCGAAGACGAGGGGCTGATCAAGATGGACATCTTGGGTCTGTCCACGCTCGATCTGATCGACCTGACTTGCTCCTACATCAAGGAGCGACACGGGCGCCGCGTCAATCTGGAGCGCATCCCGCTCGATGACATCGAGGTGCTGGAGCTGTTCGCCAAGGGTAAGACAACCGGCGTCTTCCAGTTCGAGAGCGGAGGTATGAGGCGACTGCTGAAGGAGCTGGGTCGTGATGGCGACATGAGCTTCGACGACATCACCGCGGCGACGGCGCTGTATCGACCAGGCCCGATGGAGTCGGGCATGATGGACAGCTATTGGAAGCGCAAGCAGGGTGGCGAGGCGGTCGAATATGATCACAAGTTGCTGGAGCCAATTCTCAAGCCAACCTTCGGCGTAATCACTTACCAGGAACAGGTGATGCAACTTTCGCGGGTGCTCGCCGGCTATTCAGCGCCCGACGCCGACAAGCTGCGTAAGATCATGGGTAAGAAGCTGCCGGAGGAGATGGCGAAGGAGCGCGACAAGTTCGAGAACGGCTGCGTCGCGACAGTCGGCGTCACGAAAGAGTGGGCGGGCAAGCTGTTCGATAAGATCGCCGGCTTCGCGGGCTATGGCTTCAATAAATCACATGCCGTTGAATATGCTTTGATTTCCTACCAGTCAGCCTATCTAAAGACCAAATATCCGGTTGAGTTCTTCGCGGCGGCGCTGTCGCTGATGGATGACGACAAGCTCCCCGCGCTGATTGGCGAGGCGAAGTCGCGCGGCATTCAGATTGACGCGCCCGACATCAACCTCTCGACGCATCGCTTCGAAATTCTGACCGATGTGCGACTGTCGATCCCGTTCAGTCGCGTCAAGGGTTTGACCGACAAGACGGCCAACGCGATCACTTCGGCGCGCGGCAAGAAGCGGTTCGAAAGCGTCGAGGATTTCACGGCGCGGGTCAACAAGACGCTGGTCAACGTCGGCAAGCGAACGGCGCTCGATAAGATTGGCGCCTTCGCCAGCGTGGATCCAGCCGCTCTGCCCTCCAATCATCCGTCGCGCATCAAGGATCAGCGCGATCTCATTCCAGGGCTGATCACCGACGCCGTGCTGATCGACCGCGAAATGCACACGGATCGCGTGACGGGTCGGCGTATCTGCGCGAACATGGACGACTATCGAACGAAGCTGTGTCACGACGGAATGCCGGTGAAGCCTGCCTGGAGTAAGAGCGCGAAAGTGATGGTGGTGTTCGACGCCCCCTCCTCCGGTCGCAACAGCGAAGAGGAAAAGGGCCAGATGGGCCGCGGCGAGGGTTTTGGTTGGCAAGCGACGAGTGAGGCGTTCGGAGAGTGCGGCTTCAGCGTCAAAGACCTTTACGTCACGGCGCTGCTGAAGCGGCCGAAGGGCGGCAAGACGATCGATCCGGATGAGATCGCGCTCTACGCGCCGTATCTGCAAGAGGAAATCGACCTGTTGAAGCCGCCGATTATAATTTCGCTCGGCTCTACAATTTCTCGCTGGTTTTTTCCAGATTTGAAGGGAAAAATCGCAGAACACGCCGGAAAGGTCATGTATCACAAGGCGTTGGATGCGAACGTGGTGATCGGCTTCTCGCCCGGCGAGATATATTTCGCGCCCGAAAAGCAGGCCGCGCTGAATGAAGTTTTTCTCGCGGCAATGTCTCTTACGTCATTGTGAACCTCGTTCGATCTGCTATAACGTAAGTCAGAACTGATCTACACGAGGCGACAATGATCGATCAAAACGGCCCAAAGGGCACTGGCCCAGGCGGTCCACAACATCCCGACGCGATCGCTTTCGTAATGAAACTGCTGCTGTCGGGCTGCGCCTTTCTGTGGGTTCGCATCTGCGTAATGCTCGGCATCATGGTTCATTACGCCGGCGGGTTCTGGGAATTCATCCACATTCTAACTGGGAGATAACACATGCGACCTGTTGATTTTAAGGACGCCGCTCACCTCGGCGCGCCGAAGGATTGGGACACGGAGCGTGACGGCCCGTGCAACTCGCTGCCGGTGCAATTCGCCGACGGCAACTTCTATTCCTATTGGGCGCCGTCGTGGTCCGATCTGTTTCGCCTGCTGATCGGCTGGCCGCTGCGTCTCGCGGTCAAGGGCGATCAACCGCCGATCGATCTTGAGGTGGTCGCGGAGGCTGGTCTTTGAGCGAGCCATCGCACGCCATCAAGGTCGATACGCTGATCGACCCAATCCAGCTGAAGAAGGACTTGGCGTTCACCACCGCCGACCTCGGCACGGCGATGATGCAGCAGGCGTCGCTCTACTCGCACTACGGCGTGCTGGCGGCGAAGGCGGCGTTTCAGACCGATAAGCTGGAACTGTCGCTGGAGATCGCAGAGTCGAAAGTAGATCGTCAGCTGCGCGACCAGACGCTAACCGCCGCCAAGGCTGAACTAGCGCTGGCGCACGCCGCAGGCGATGCTAAAGCCAAACTGGAGAAAGCGCTGACCGAGGCACAGCTGGCGAAGCTGATCGCGGCGCATCCGACCGTCATCGCGCTGAAGAAGGCGCTCAACGAGGCGAGGCAGATCGAGGCCGGCGCCAAGACATCCCTCGAAGCCTTTCGACAGAAGCGCGACATGCTGGTTCAGATGGGCGCTCAGGGCCGCGAGGAGATGAAGGGCGACCTGTCGATACGCATCCGCGGCGATCACGAAGCGCTGCGCGACGCCGCTCGCAAGGATTCTGCTCGACGCATTATCGAAGGGAGCAAAACAAGCAGTCAGGAATGAATTAAGTTTCTCAAACAGGAGTGAATACATGGCATTACATGAAAGCACATTCGGCTTCTTGACGCCGACGGAAGAACAGATCGCTCATATGGCGCGCGTGCGCGAGGCGTCGAAAGCATATTCGGACGTTCTCGAACGTGAACTGCCGGATGGACCCGACAAGACTTACGTTCTGCGCGCCCATCGTCAGAACGCCATGTGGGCGAATGTCAGCATTACGCGCGCCGCGGACGGAAGTCCCTTGATTTAATTCACGACGCCGTGAAATTCTCGCTATAACTATTTAGCGAAGTCGTTAAAAGTCGAAAGCACGAAAAGCAACCAAAGGCAGAAAAGCAAATGGCAACAGCAGCAGACACCGCCGCCCTCTTGGCTCGATTGAAGCAGAAGAAGGCGCAATATTCTCGCTCCACCGGCAAGACGGTCAAGCCGAAGGAAGGTAAGACCCGTATTCGTATTTTCGTCGCGCCGAATATGGTGACGGAGGATCACATCTTCGGCGAGCGCGATCTCGGCGTGCATTGGATCAAGACGCAGACCGGCGGCAAGCCTATCGCCGTCGTTGGCGATCAAGAGCTGGTCTACGGCAAGCCGTCGCTGATCAATCCGGCGATCAAGGCAGCGGCTGACGCGGCGACCGACGACGAGACGTTGACGCTGATCAAGGATTGGGGTTCTCGTAAGAGCGTGCTGATCAACGCGGTCATTCGTGACGGCGCCGACGCTTCGACCGAGCCGCAGATTCTCGAACTGACGCCGACCACCTTCGGTGAAATCCTGTCGATCTACGAGACCTATATCACCGACGGCATCGACGACGTGCTCGATCCCAACACCGGCATCGATATTATCGTCGAGCGCCAGGGCAAGGGCGTCAACGACACCAAATATTCGGTGATGGTGCCGCCGAAATCGACGCCGCTCGCCAAGGGCACCGTCGAAAAGGCGCAAGACCTCGACGCCTTCATCGCGAGAGAGTTCTTCCGCGGCGAGGAGTCGAAGGCGCTCAACGCGATCTCGGCGATGATGGGCATCACTCTGACCGCCCTGCCCGGCGGTCGAACGTCGGCGCTGCTGACGGCGGCGAAGCCGGTTGCTCCGGTCGAAGCTGCTAAAGTAGAGCCGAAGACCATCGAGGCGAAGGTTGAACCCGTCGTCGCTGCGGCGGTCGAAAGTAAGGAAGCGAAGATCGCCAGACTGCGCAAGGCTGCCGCCGACAAGGCTGCTGCCGAAGCAGCGGCGCTCGACGCTGCGATTCTCGCCGAGGCCGAAGCGGAAGAGGCTGCTGCTTCGGCAGCGACGACAGCTCCCGCCGGCGACAAGTTCGACGAAGCCATCGGCGAGGACGAACTCGACAAGATGCTGGCCGACCTCGAAGTCTAGGTCGGTTGAGTGAATTCAGCGCCGCCTTAATTCCCCGAGCCGCAACTTAGGGAGGGCCGCTGTATCGATGGCGCGCTAAAGGACACGAAAGCCCGAGAGGGAAGTCCGAGTAGCGCGCCATCGCCATCTCTCCAGCATCGAGGCGTCATGTCTAAAGGTATTCTGATCATCGACGGTCTCAACATTCTTCACGCGGCGAACGCGACGAAGCAACTGTCGGTCGGCGCGCAGCCCACGCAAGCGATTCTGGGTTTTCTACGCTTCACCCGCCAAGCAATTCTCACCTACCCGCAGCTGACGCCGGTCGTCGCGCATGATGGACGCAGCTGGCGATACGATGTCTATAAGGAATATAAGGCGTCGCGCAACAAACCGCCGGTGACGGCGACGGAAATCAAGTTGGCCGAGCTGCGCGGTCAGTTGAAGGAGCAAAAGGCGTTCGTGGTGCGCGCGCTGGAGCTTCTTCAGGTGCGCCAGATCAGCGCGCTGAACCTCGAAGCCGACGATCTCGCCGCTATTCTGTCGCGCAAGGCCGCGGCAAGAGGTCAGAAGGTGCTGCTGCTGTCCGCCGACAAGGACTGGATACAGCTGATCCAACCCAATGTCAGCTGGTTCGATCCGATTCGCGACGTGCGCCTGACCTACGAAACGCTGCCGAAGCGACTCGGTTGGGATGACGGAAAGAAACGCATCGTCGCCAACAAGACCGATCAAAAAGATATGCCGCTGGCGGTGCCGTCGCCGCGCGCCTGGCTCGAAATGAAGGCGCTGATGGGCGACAGCTCGGATGAAATCTCTGGCGTCGGCGGCATCGGCGAGCGCGGCGCGATCGAATTCATCAATCAGTTCGGCTCGGTCAGCGCGTTTCTCAACGCCTCGATCGACGGCACGCTGCCGGTGTTACCGAAGAAGTTTGCATCGTTCGCAACCGATGCGGCGAAGCAGGAGTTGTGGCGCCGCAATATGATTTTAATGGACTTAAATCATAGCTCCGTTCCTGAACCTATAAATCTCAAAATAAGTATGGGTAAATATAACGAGAGTGGATTTGGTGATCTTTGTGACGAACTTTTGTTTAAGTCTATTACAGCCAATCTTCCTGATTGG